TTTAAAGAAGCTGTAGAGGAACATCAACGTATAACTCTAGGTAGAGAGGCAGCTAATATGTCTCCACAAGAGTATTTAAAAGAATTACTTGAAGCAAGACCTGATGTAATAGATGGTATCGAAGTATGGACATCTAAAAATGTAGTTGTAGCTGACCTAGTGATAGGTTCATTGCTTAAACAACTACGTGATACAGGTGTATCTGGTAGAGAAATAGCTGATTTAGTAGACTTAAACTCTATTGATGGTCCAGCTAAACAGATTGCAGATACTATGCTTACTGCATTATACGAGACTAAGAAAGCTAGACTTGTAAAGTCTGACTCATTTAAAGAGTTAGGTGCTGGTAAAGCTCGAAAAAGAGCAATCGAAGAAGTACTTGCAGAAGACGTAGCTAAATCAAGAGAGTCTATACAGACAGTGCTTAAGATAGCTGACGATGATGAGAATTTACTCATGGCAATGTTTGAAGCATTTTCCATGATGAAGGATGTTAATACTCTTGACGACTTTGATAAGTGGGCAAGAACTGTATTGCTAGGTGGTAAACTAGAAACAGGTGGTGTAAGCAGAACTGGTATCTTAATTAGAGAACTAGAAGGTGTAATGAGCCACAGTGTTCTATCTGGTCCTAAAACACCAATCCGAGCAATTATGGGTACATCTACTGCAACATTCTTAAGACCTTTTGCTACGGCATTAGGCTCTGTTGTACGACTACCATTTAGTGGTGATACACAAACTCTTAGAGCAAGTCTTGCATCTATTAATGGAATGATAGAAGCTATACCAGAATCTTTTACTTTATTTAGAGAAAGATTAAACTCCTACTGGAAAGGTGATATAGCAACTATTAAAACTAGATTCTCAGAATATAGTAAAGGAGATGATAACTGGGAGATTCTACGTAGATGGGCAGAAGATAGTGGTAGAGCTACTGAAGGAGAAAAAGCAGCTTTTCGTATGGCTAACATGGCTCGTAGTATGAACGATAGTAATTTTCTAACATACTCTACAAAGCTGATGGCTGCTACTGACGACGCTTTTGCATACATTCTTGGTCGTGCTAAGATGCGTGAAAAAGCTATGCGTAGAGCTCTTGACTTACAGGATGGTGGATATAAAACACCAAAGATTACAAAAGAAATTATGCGAGCATACGAAGATGATTTTTATAATCAGGTCTTCGATAATGCTG